CTGTATTTAATTGGAATTTTGATGATGAAATTTCTAGGTTTCCACTTGATCCGGATATAAATTGTGTTGAAGGATTGCCTAAGAAAAATGTTTCTGTATGAACATCTAATATACTCGGATTTGTTCTATATCTAAAAAAGTTATTTGCATCAGAAACCATTTCTAATCCTACACCTTGATATATAGTTTCTGATTGTTGCGGTAATGCAGATCCAGAAAATAATAAGAATCCTCCAGCGCCAGATCCAGTTGCTTGATTGAATCCTTCATAACCTAATGATCTAATATATCCAGTATTTTGTAATCCAGATATTTCTACACCAGATGATAATGTATTAGCAACAAATAAAGATCCAGTTAACATTGAAAATCCACCGTCTATATATCTATTACCACCTTCAAAATTTAAGTTTCTAACAAAATTAACAGTATTTGATTTATCTCCTAATCTATTATAATATTCAATTTTAAATGATAATTGATTGCCAGATTTAATTTTTGTTGGTATTTCTGTTCTAAATCTTGTATAGTTTGGAGTATATCCATATTCTGCATCAGTTAATGTTCTAATATCAGAAATTTGCCAATCTCCAGATTCAATTACAAATAACAATACTCCAGTGCCAGATTGATCAGAATTAAATTCAAATGATATGTCATCATATCTTTTTGAAGTTCCTAAGCATTCTATTTCACCAATTTTTTTACCTAATTTTTTTGGAAGTTCCTGATTAAAATTATCAGTTGAATCAAATGTAAATGCAGAGCCAGATGCATAAATTGATAATATAGGATTTATGTTACCAGATTTTTGTGCAAATGCATCTAATGTTACTGTATACATTGATTGGCTTACAAAAATACCAGAAAATTGATCTTTCAATTGAAATGTATATACATTATTTGAATTTGATAAATCTAATGTTCCTGCTATAGCAGTTGCATTATTTATTGAGCTTGTTGTCCAAGTTAATGTAGGAGCAGCTATTTCTGTTTTTCCTTGATATGAATGTCCTTCCCAATATGTATCAATGGTGCTTTGTGTTTCAAAAATTCCTAAAGATTTGTCTGGTGTTAATGATGATGTAGAATCAATAAATATTTCAGTATTTGGTAATAATATATCATTAACTTGTTCAAATGTTCCAACAGTTCCTGCAGAATTTAAATACACTTTGATTCTAGAAATATCCCCAGTGTCAGGTTCTAAATCAGATATTTGTATTAATGCAAATGATTCTGAATTTTGTGTTGGAGTATATTGAGGAGTTGCTTCATATTCAATTTGAAATGCTGAATTATCAAAACTATTAAACGTATGTGATAAATTGCTTTGAGTATCAAAAACTTCATATGGAAAATCTAATTGCAATGTAGTGTCATTTAATACTTTACTAATAGTACTAGTATATGAAGTTGAGCTAGCATTAATATCAGATGTAGGTAAAGGATTAGATGGGGTCGGTACTGACAATGTACCGTTAATCATATCTCCGTTAAATTTACCTCCAGTTAAAATTGCAGTTGGTTGATTATTTTGTGATATAAAACTTATTTGTCCTGTATTATAAATTGGAAATTGTCCGTTTGTATATGTTCTATTTAATTGAACTCCAACATTTTCTGATATTGTTACTTTTGGTAAATCATCAAAAATAACAGTTGATGTATTTAAATCTAATGGGTTGACTGGTATAGTTCTTGTCCATTTAGCATTTAATTGATTTTGAAAATTATTAGGAATTTGTTGATTATTAATCTTTGTTATTTCTGTAACAAATATTATAGTTGCATTACCAGGAGCAGTATCTTCATATATGTATATTGAAAGTACTCTAGATCCATCTTGATCTATATAATCTATAAATTCTGAATATATAGTATCTCCATTTGAATCCAATATCTCAACATCTATAGGAGCTCCTACTTTTAAAGAATTTAAATTACCACGAAATTTAATTAAATTTTTACCAACAGTTAAATTATTTGGAAAAAAACTAATATCAAAAATATCTGGTGATAATAGTGAAGAATCAGAATAATACGTATTTAATGTATCATATCCTTTATATGTAGCAAGTTTTCGAGCCATTCATCAAGTTTCTTTTTTATAAATATCAAACATGTTGAATATGACTGAAATTTTCTATCTTATTAACTTCAATTAAGTTATCTACCATATCTCTCATTGATTCAACATGAGATATAATAATTGAAAAATCAAATTTTGTTCTAAAATATTCAAATAAATTTGTTACTGCAGAAATATGTTCTCTATCTAAACTACCCCATCCTTCGTCTATTGCAATAAAATTAGGTCTTGGTAATGCTGATACATTAATTAATGCTACACGAATTGCCAATGAAGAAATAAATCTTTCCATTCCAGATGTTAGTTCTAATGGCCAAAAATTATCTTCATCATAAATTATATAACCATTTATATTTTTACCATCTGTATTTAATACCATATTGAAATCAACTACTTGATTTAAAACATTGTTAATTTCTGTTTCAATTTTAGGTAATGCTTTTTTAATTAATTCGTATGGAACACCATCACGCTTTACAGACTGTAAATAATATTCATATGCTTTATATTCTGTTTCCAATTGTTTATATGTTTCTAATTGTTCTAAAGCTGTTTTCTTTTTTGTTTTAGCTACTTCAATTTCACCATGATTAGATTTAATTTTATTAGTTATATTCTTTATTAACTCTGTAGTTTCTAATATAAGTTTCTTTTTAGAATCTATTTTTTTATCTATAGATTCATTATATGTAATAGCAGATTCATTTTTACGAAATAATTCTTGTCGTTCAGCATTAGTTTCTAATTCTGATTCTTTTGTTTGCATATCACTTTCAAATATTTGTAATTGTAATTCTAATTTTTCAATTGAATTTTTTAAATTTATTTTTTCTTGATATTCATGAATTAAAGAATTTAATTTATCAATTCGTTGTTGAAAGAATTGTACCGCTCCGTGTTTTGTTTTTAAATGCAATTCATTTCCAGGAAGTAATCTTTCTGCTTCTAATGCATCTTTTACAAATATATTTTCAATACAATACTTACATGTATGATCATATTCATGAGTCTTTAAATGATCAATTTTCTTTTTTTGTGAAGATATTAAACTTGTTAGTGTGCTTATTTCATTTGATAATATATCTTTTTTCTTGATAATATCTGATAATTCATTTGATATTTTTTTAAATTGTTTTGAATCTATAGTTGTTTGATATGAAGATATATTAGATTTAGTATCATTAATTTTTGTCTCTAATGAACTAATTTTAACGTCTATATTTTCAATATTTTGTATTAAAACTGTTTCTTCTTGTTGTAATTTATTAATAGTAGGACCTTCATACGACATTGGTTGTTTTGATTCAATTAATTCTACTATTTCATTTTGTAGATTATTTCTCGATTCTTGCAGTTCATTATCATTTTTTTCTAATTCAATTATTGTATCTTGATTTGCAATAATAATATCATCTGATTCTTTTATTATAGATCCAAAGTCTGTTTTTTTATACTCTTTTAATTTACCAGATGTTTCTTTTATTTCTTCAGCAGCTAAATAATATAATTGCTCAAATACCGTTGTATCTAAAAATTGTGATAATAAATCTTTTCTTTCTCGTTGAGATTTTTCTATAAAATTATTATTATCTGCTTGTAATGAGAATGCTGTTAAAATAAAATCATCATATGTTCCTAAATATCTTCTAATACTTTTATTAGTATCACTTCTTTCTTCACCGTTTAAGTTTTGATCTTCATTATAAAAATTAACATTTACTTTTACATGACCATGCTTTAATGTTATACCTTCTCGTTCAATAGTATATAATTTGTCATTTAACATGAATTTAAATATACCTTTAAATCCAGACTTTTTATTATTTAGTACTTCTTTTGATTTACTTGTTTTACTACATTTATCAAATATAGTATATGTTATAGCATCAAGTAACGATGATTTACCAGATGCATTTGCTGCAAACAATCCTATAACGTCTGATAATTTTGAAAAATCTACTTTATTTTTTTCTCCATATGAAAACATATTACTAAATTCAAATGATACAGGATACCATGTTACATTTCTTACAGATTCTAAAACAGGTAATTTAGAATTAATTGTTCTATTAATATGTCTGATTGCATCTAATTCTTTTTTGTCTGCATCAGGATAACTTTCCTCAATAAATTGTGTTATTAAATTATTTTGATGTTCTACATCTCTAACGTTTCCAATTGCAATTGATCCATTTTGATTATTTTCAATATGATTTGCACTACGTTGTATAGATATATCTTGAACTTTATATTTTTTTCTAATTGTTGCAATTAATTTTTTAATATCAGACGCATCGGTATCATTAAATTTAATTCTAACTCTTGGTTTTTTTGGAACTCTATATGGCGAATTAATAATTTTTGCATTATCAACTTCAAATGTAACATATCCATAATTATTTTCTATTTCTATAAATTCAGATGTACGATCAGGTAAGTCCCATACTAGTATTCCATGATCTAAAGCTTCTCCATGATTTTGTTGTATTAAAGATCCAGGATATCCAATTGTTTTTTCTTTATTTAAAAATTGAGCTGGCTTATGTATATCTCCTAATAATGTTAAATCATGTCCTTCAAATAATTCTGTTGTAACATGATCATTTGATATTTGAAATCCAATATCTGTTTTTGCATTATGTACAGCTCCATGATGTAATGCTATTTTATAATGAGCGTTAAAATCTTTAGCTCGAATATAATCTTTTGGAGCTACGTCAACGGCCATATGATTAAATACAACATTTGCAAATTTAAATAATCCATTCTCTTTTATGAAATGTATATTTGGATTATCAATAACATCTAGTATTGGAGATATTGCATCTAATCTATATAAATTATTTAAATTCATATCATGATTTCCTAATATAACAATAGTAGGAATATGAAATCCATTAAAGAATTTTGTTAACATGTTAATTAGTTCTGGTGACATATCTAATTTAGAGTGAACGATATCTCCAGTTATAACACAAATACTTTGATTGGTTGCATGTTGTGCTATATGTAAAAATAATGTATCAAATACTTCTTGATATTCTTTATGCCGTTTTAACGTACGTATATGAATATCAGAAACATGAAATATTTTATCAATTGATGTTATATTTGTTTTTAATTCTTTTATTTCCATAATGAATCTATTTTCAATTCCATCATTCTTTCAAATGAGAATTGATATGTGTCTTCTAATTTTTCAGTTATTTTTTTATATCCCAATTCATTTGGGTCTTTATCTGATAATTCTACAAAATATACATTTAATCCTTCTGCCATGAATTTTTTTGCTATCTCTATTGCATTATTAATTGCATCTGAATCTAAACATATGTATATATCTTTAACATGTTCTTCTATAATCTTTTTTTGTAATACCGGTTGTATAATTTTTCCAAATAATGGAATTGCATTTCTTTTTATTGTAATTGCATCAAAAGCTCCTTCACATAATATAATTGGTTCATTCCAATTAATTAACATTTCAAAACCAATTATATCTTTTGATGTTTGCGGATTCTTATGTTTATGTGGATCACTTTTATAATAAGCCCTAGAAACAAAATAATTTAATTGACCATTTATATCATAGCTAGGAATAATAATTTTTCCGGAATATTGCCCAGCATCAGCATATCCAATTCTATATCTAATAATATCAAAAATATTAATACCTCTAGTTTTTAAATAGTGTATTGCATTTCTATAATCTGGAGTTTTCTTTTCAATCCATAATGGTTGATATTCATTCGGAAGTTGTAATGAATATTCAACTTTTGTTTCTGAGGTATCTCTATATTTTGAAACTTCGATTATTCTATTAAGTTTATCAAATTTTTCTTTTGGTAAATTTAATTGTTTAAATAATGATCTAATCGTTCTACCTTTTTTATCAGATATCCAACAATGCCATACATTTTGTCCTTCATTAGTAGTATTTAAATCAATTTCTAATTTAGGTTTATAATGTGAAGTAAACGGAGAGAAAAAAGCAATATTTGTCCCAGACGTTTGTTTACCTTTACCTAGAACAGATTCTAGCAATTGAAGTAGTTTAAGATTCTTCATATAATATATTATAATAAAATTTACTGAAAGATCAAAAGGATTGGTATTATATAATATAGGTTAGACACAATAAATCGGTCTAACGAATCATCATTTAATAATATACATTATATTAAACGATTTCATCTTTTTATTAACTTACATTAAAAAAATAATGAATATTTTTCAAAGATCCAATCATAATGCAAAAAATTTTGTTGTAACTGGTGTTTCTCCTTCTTTACAACATTCATCTAACCATTCTTTTGGCATTTCTTTTTTTGCTACATATTCAATTCCTATCTTTTTTGCATACATTTCATATGTAGTTTTTGAACCTTTTGAGATTTTTTGATTTGGATTTTGAAATATAATTCTCAAATCAATATTTGGATGAGATGCTAAAATATGTTTCATTTTTTGTCTGTCAGTGCTTGTCCATCTTCCTTTGGTTTCAATATACATTGTGTTACCATTCTTTTTTGTAAAAATAAAATCAGGTGTATACTTTGAATTTTTTTGAGGAACAATATATTGTAATGTTTCTGTTTCATATTTTACTGGATATTTTGATTCTTTAATTTGATCTGCTACTTTTAATTCTAATCCAGATCTATATCCATATTTATATGCTGCTTGGCGTTGTTTATTATTAGAGTGCCAATGATTTTTCATAACTTTCCTTTACCAGTCTATCATAACTAAATTACCATTCCATAACATGATATTTTCAGGTCTAAAATCTAATGATAATTCTAAGTCTCCAATTCCGGTTTTTTTAACTTGTTGTTCTAATGCTCTTAAAAATGTAATAATTCTTGGAGAATAATTTCTAGAAGCTTCTGTATTTAAAAAATTAAATATACTTGTTTCTAATCCTTGACTTCTAGCATATTCTTTATAATCATTATAATAACGATTTAATTCAGATTTTAAATTATCTGTTAAATTTGAAGCTTGACTCATTATATACATATTTTTTTGAGAGTCTGAATAATGTACAGGAATAAATGCGTCAAATTCATTTGGTCTTCCTACAATAACATCAGCTACAGCTGTTTCTTCTGGTTCTGTTGTTATTTTAAATAATAAATCTTCACCATTAATAGAATACACTTTTCCGTTATCACCTTGAGCTAAAAATGATAATTCTTTATTTCTTATTTTAGATAATAATCTATCAGCTTCTTCTTCTGATATTTCGTTTAATATATTCTTTAATTTAATCATTTACAAATTTACTTTTGGTTTATCTAAATCTATTTTCAAAGAAAAATTTAAATCAATATCATTTCTATTTTTTATAGGAGATCCTGTTTTTCCAATCATTAATAATTGTCCTTTGTCATTATATAAACCAATTGTAGTTATATAAGGATTAAATGCACTCCCAGTTGCAAACGATTTCATATTAACGTTATCATCTAACAATGTAGTGGGATTCAATGTTGCGTTAAAATCTCCTGAATCAATTGTTAAAAATACAGAATGTTCAAATCGTCTAACAGTACTTTTATATGTTAATGTATAATCAGAATTAATTAAATCTTTATAAAGATAATTTGGACTAGAAATAATAAAAAATCCAGATTTATCAAAAACATTACCAACACGATTTGTTTGTAATATTTGTTTTGCATTTTCTGATCTATTACCTAATGAATTAATTTGATTTTGTGATAATGATTTATTATATATTCGTATTTCATCTAAATATGAATTTAAATAATTTGATCCAATTAAATCGTTTTGATAACCACCAATTGATAAATTATCATTATTATTAATATAAATAGATGATGTTGTTAGACTATCAATAGGAGTAGTAATAAAATCAAAACTTCCGGAATTATTTTTTATAGTATCAATAAATAATTCTAATGAACTTCCACTTTTTTGACATACAACATGATTCCATGTGCTAGTATTTAATCCAGATGATGTAATTTCAGCAATTAAATTTTCTGATCCTTGTGTGGTAAATTTCAAATTACCAGACCCAGATAATTCTATTTTAAATGGGTATTGCTGATTTGATATTGTATTAGTTTTTCCAATAATTAATTGTCCAGAGCCAAATTCAGATGCATTTGGTTTTATATAAAATGATATAGCATAATTATGATCTTTATCATAATATCCATTCAATTCTGTTTCAATAAAACTAGAACCAGTAAATAATGCAGAAAGTCCAATTGGTAACTGTTGTCCATTACTAGTAGTTACACCTGTATTAAATGTTAAATTATTATATAATGTGTACGGAATTCTTGTTAAATCAAAATATTCATTAAATCCCTCATAAAATGTTTCTTGTAAAGGAAATGATCTAGTATTAATATTTGTATCAAATATATTTCCATATCTATCAGAATTCAACGTTAATCCTGAACTAGAAACATATGTAAATGAATCTGGTTTAATTCCTTCTCCAAATTTAATTTGCGGTATACTAAAAACAGACGCACTTTGATATAAAAATTTTGAAGTTTTATTTAAATCAGTAGGACCAAAAGTTTTTGTAGGTTCATTTTTATATTTGTAAAATAAATGATTAATTGAATAATATGTTTGAAATTGATATGTGCCATTTGAATTTAATGGAGCAGTAAATATAGCACTAGCAGAAACATTAGGCAATGTTCTTTGATAAATTCCTAATAATGGTATAAAATTATTTGATTCAGCACTAGCTGATGTAAAAGAAAAAGTTTTATTTGCTTCAAATTCATTTACTTTATAATTAACAGGATCTATTTTTTTAAATACTGTTGGTGGAGCGCCATAATATGTTGTTATATCTGAAGTTTGATTCGCCATACTAGTAAAAACCCGTTATATCTTTAATATAAATATAACGGGCTTAAATTCAATGATATTATTAAAAATCTAATTTAACACGTATTAACGCTTCTCTTGAAAATGATTTTAATAATGGTTTACTTAATTTAGCTACTGCTAATAATTCGTTACTATCATTATATAACCCAACTGTTGTAACATATGATTTAGGATTACCAACAAAAGAAGAATTTTTAAAATCTCCAACTGACCCAGTTACATATGAAGGATTATTTGAAAAATTAAAACTACCATTTTTAACTCTTACAAAATAATGTGTACTTGTAATTTCCTGCTCATTTCTAGCTTCGAATCCTACATTGCCACCTGCAGCTGCAGCTGATCCAGATATAGAATTAAATAATAAATAATGATTATTACCTTCAGATAATGCTGCATTAGAAGCAGTTAAATTAGTTGAAAATCCCAATTGTTGATCTAACATTTTTCCATCTAATATCATTACTCCATGAGATGGATAAAATAATCCATAATAAACAGGATTTGTTGTGTTATGTACTCCATTATCAATACTACCAGATACAATATTATATACAACACCAGATTCAGTTGTTGTTCCTCCAGGAACTATTGAAGAGTCATCTATTAATGTAATTCTATTAGATCCTACAGTTACACTTCCTGTTGCATTTTGAGTATGTGTTGTTATATTTTGTAAAGGAATTTCCCAGTTACCAAAATCAATTGATTCTTTTTGTCTTGCTCTTTCAATATTAATAGCATAAATATAATCAGTACTACCAGATCCCGCTGTTACAAATCTAGATGCATCTTTATTTAATAATAATTGTTTATATTGTGCATAAATTGCTTTTGAAGCTGGACTTTCTTGTGTGCCTAATTTTGAAGAACCATTTCCATCTACATGTCCAAATGCCACTGCAAATTGTACTGCTCTAGTTTCATCCGATGTTGCTGCGTCAAATACGTCTACATAATGTCTTTTTTGTGATACTGTTTGTACATTTGAAGCAAAAAATGTAGTTAATGTTCCAATACCTCCACTCCATAATCCTGCAGTTACTGTCTCTTTTTGTTGTGAAACAACATCTTCAGCAACATTAAATCTAGAATATGTTTCTCCAGATGTGCTAACCGTAGGTAAAGTGCCATCTTGTTTTTGATTTGGTAATTGTTTTAATTTATTTATTATTTTCATTTTATTAATTCCAATTTAAGCTTAAAAAGTAGGAGCACTACTTGCTATAGTCTCATTACTTGCTACTGTTTGTTTCTTAACAGTTACATTTACAGTTGTACTACCACCTGTTTCATTTGCAATAATATTTACAGTTGTGGTTTTATCTTCTAAAAGATTTTTAGCTGTAATTTGAAATGCAAATCCTGCTACCGCAATACTTTGTGCATCTGCATTATTACCAATTGCAGTTGGGGTAGTTGGCAACGTTCCTGGATTAGCCAATGGTTGAACAACACTAATATCAGCAATTGTACTATCTGCTAGTATTGCTGTATATCCAAATGTAGAATTACCAGACGCAAAATTACTTGTATTTGGCGTTATAACTGCAGTGTCTCCGGCAGCTTGTAATGTAATTGATGGATTTGCAACAGTTATAACAGGAATTCTTGTTATTTGTTTTGGTAATGTAACTAATTTATATTTTAATGCTTGAGTTTCATCAGGAACTGCTTCTACTAACGGCATGTTTTCTATTAATATTCCATAATAACTTGATCCTAATGGATGATTAATATTCCATAGTCCATAATCTACTTCATCATCTCCTAATGCAAACTGTGTGATATTGAAATCAGAACTACCAGCTGCTAATAGCTCTCTTCCTTTTTTGGTTAGAATAGCATCTACTGTAATTGTACTATTATTTAAATATCCCATTGTATATACCTTTTATTTTTAATAAATATTATCTTATAAAATTTTCGTTGTTTTTATTTAAAAAACTCTTCTGGTTCTTCTCCAGATCTTCTTTTTCTTTTTCTAGTTTTACGTTCACGTATTTTTTCTACTTTAAATGATCCTTCACTACTAGGAGTACTAACTGTAATATTATTCGGATTAACTTCAGAAAACTCTACAACTGGTCCTCCGTCAATTGTTTTAAAATTACCAGTAAATCTTGTCGGTTCAATATTAAAATCTTTTCCAATCAATTTAGATCCATTAAATCTTGCATTTTCCATTCCTATAGGACTAAAATCTTGAACTTCGGCAAATGAACCAGTTAAATTAAAATATTGCGTTACCCCAGAACTCACAGCTCCGGAACTTCCATATGTAGAAGATCCATATGTTCCAGATCCATATCCTCCCCCACTACTAGGTGTTGTACTAGAAGATTGAATCATTGTTTTGAATATACTAGAAACTCTTGACCCGGTAATTGTTGGTAATATTGCTTCAGATTCCCAATATGGATTAGATCCTGTAACCCATGATCCACTATATCGATATATTATATTATATGAATATGGTGTTGCTGTATATGAAGTGCTACTAGTTAAATACGCTACATAGTCATTTGCTACAGATCCAGACATAATATTTTGATCTTCTGAATTTACAACTAATTCTGAATCTATAAATTCATATGAAGATGTGATATTTTGTGTTTCCGTTGAAACAATCAAATTAGCATTATATGTTTCATTGCTTCGCTGTAGATATCCTGTTTTTGTAGAGTCTTTACTTCGTTCTAATAATGTAGGTTGTATTAATAATCCAGTTACTTTATTTACACGAGCTGGAAGTAATTGTTCAATTTGACCAAAAAATGATAAATCAAACAAACTAAAAACTCGCAAATATTCATTTATATTACTTTTTTCAGAATATTTTTTCCAATATGTTTCAGAAAATTTCTTTAATGCAGGATATGATTTTGCATCTTGATCTGCAGGATCTCCTATATAATCTTCTAAATTAACAAATCCTAATTGTGCAATTATATCATCATTAATCATTGTCTGAGGAGAATAAAATATTCCTAGTCTAGATGAATCTAATGGTGCTTTATCAAATTGACTTTGTTCAGATCTAGAATCCGGAGATAATCCAGAAATTAAATTATTTGATTCAATTCGTATTTTATTATCATCTAATGTATCATTTCCTACAGAAATTGCATCATAGTAATATGTTTCTTCTTGCGAGTCATATGGTTCTGATGATGACCATCCAGTAAAAGATGCAGATATTGTTGAAGAATTTGGTTCAACTCCTTGTAAACTGGAAGTTAAAGTATGATTAGTTTTATCATTTAACGGAAATCTTGCAACTAATTCTTCATATGCATCAGAATTTGCATCATATGCTCCTGGCGCTTTTGTATGATTTGAAAATGGATTTATATCTAAACTTGAAGTCCATAATCTAAGTTCTTGAAGTTGTCCTTGTAATCTGGTACCAGCATTGCCACCTGGATTTAATCCTAATGATATAGTACCTGTATTTGGCAAACTACCCGTAATAGATGCAGAAACCGTTGTTATAATTTTTCCATATTTAGATCGCTGTGCTAATAGTTCTAATGTGCCATTTGAACCACTTCGAAGTAATGTGTTAATATATTCTCCATCAAAACATTCAATAAAGCCAGACGCAGTTGTATTAATTCTTAATGTTCCAAGTGTACCGCTATTAAAATCAATTGTAACATTATTTCCACCTATTGAATATAAATTCATAGTAGATGGTACCGAAGGATTAGTTAATACATTATCTGTTCGGAATCTTAGTTCTACAGAGCGAATTGGCCTAGTATAATCTACAGTGACTGTGCCGGATGTATTATTAATTAAATCTAATGCATAATTAAATTCATTTGTTTCATAAATTGGAGCTCTTGTTATTCTAGGACCGCCATATTCATTGATAGATATCATAGATTGAGGAATACCATAACATGATAACATTGCTCGTATACTTCGTTTTGTACCTTTTGATTTTAATAATAATGGTAAGTTATTGACAATTCTTCTCCAAATACCATATGTAGTATCACGTTTTGAAACTGCAGGATCTCCTACTGACAATGATCCTGTAATAGGAATTCCTTGTTCATCAGTTCCAAATAAATACTCCCATAAATCTGATCCTTGGTTTCCTATAGATAAATTCCATCCAAATTGTTTTGCTACTTGAAATAATAATTCATTAGGAACACCTCGTTTTGGGTGTTCATCACGATTATATATTTTTGTTAAATATCTAATATATGTATATAAAATATCAAAATGATGTCCCAACATATTAACAAAAATAATCATATCAGAATTATTTGAATCAAATTTAATAAATTCCGGAATACCATTTGTTAAAACATTAGTATTATAGCTATCATACAATTCAGCTGAATTATATAATGAATCATACCAATTAACAAAGTTGCTACTAGTAACCGACATCAATGAATATGGTTTAGTAGAATTACTTTTTGGAGCTGGTTGTATATAACTTCCTGTTAATTCTGAAACATTTACATCTATACTATTATATTGATCATGAGTAAATAGTATCGAAGAAGACTCATAGTAAAGATATTTTTCAAACTCATCAAATCCAGAAATTAATTTAGTTTTTAAATTTGTATAATCATTTGCATTAGTTGTACTAATAGCACTATTAATATTTGAAACAATTGCAGATTGTGATGTATATGTTTCAATTAATCCTAATTTATATCTAAAATTAGCTAATCTTTCCGTAGCTGAACTATAAAATATAAAATTATTGAAATCAGAATAATCTATATTTAAGTCTATTCCAGATAACGATCCTGAAAAATATGAATCAATTATCTGTTGTGACGTTTGAATCGATGATCCTAATAAATCATTCCAAGATTTTAAATCTGTTTCTGTTGAAATATCTGTTGCATTTGTATTTGCTTGCCAATTTGGTCCAGCTAAAGTTTCTTGGGTCGCCGATAATATTTCTGGTGTTATTTCAACAGTATCAACATATGGTAATTTTTTTTCTTGTACTACCCAACATTTAAATTTTAAATCAATATCTAATGGTAATGGATTTAAAAGTTTTACATACAAATGTTCTCCAACAACAACACTATTAACAAATTGTATACAATTATTTTGACTAAAATTTAATAAGTATGTTTCAGTAACATTAGGATTTACTATATTGTCATTTAATTGCGTTTGTTTAACATCATCAATATAATTAACTAATTGAGTTAATGCTGATTGATTGCTTTTATCAATTAATGTTAATTTTACTTCTGTACGATCTGGAGATATTTCTGATACTTTTAAATATTGATTGTCATAACTTCCAATTAAATTTTCAAAAAAGTTTAAAACAAATCTAAAATTACCTGCAGTTAGACCTAATGAATTAAATTCTGAATATAAATTAATATCTAATGAAGCAAATGGAAATGTAATAAAAGTATCTGTTTCAGTATCTCTAATATTAGGACTTAAACTAGAAGCTTGTATAGAATGATTACCTGTTATCCATGTGTCATTAGAATATACATGAAATTCAACTTTTTGAGTAGATGTAGAATTTAATTGAGCATTATAACTAATTCTATAATCCGGATAATCTAATAAATCATAATCAACAGAATCTAATCTACGAGCATTTAATGACTCTTTTGAATTTAAAATTTGGTCTATATTTGAATATTGATTTAACATTATTGTTTACCATATCCTCCAGGTCCTGGATCATCTATTATTGAAATATCAAATTTAACACTTTGTCTTAAATACCAAGCAGCACCGGTGGAGCTGGATTTAAAACCATATTGATCATATTCTACCATATCATTTGGATCTATTATATAAGTTAATTGTAGAGGTATATATGTGTCATTATGATCTTGTGAGCTACCTCCTCCTAGTTGTGCAGAACCTCTTTGAGCGATTGGATTATTATATACATTATTAGCATTAGCATTACTTGGCCAATTTCTATATACTACTGGCATTTTTCTATATAATATAAGTGTAACATTAGTATTGGTATTATTTTGTGGTCTCCCTACAAATGCTGCAACAATTTTAATTGCTTTATTTCCTTCTTTAACATATTTTATTTTTGATGGTGTTAATACAAAAGCCGATAAATCTTTGTCTATAGGAGCGCCATCTAAAGTTTTATCAATTGGCATTACTTCTAGATTTAAATTAGATGTATATGAAATAGTCATTGTTACATAATCTCCAATATCATTGCCTGATGCATCTTTTGGATTTAATATATGAAATCCAGTTATTGGATCAGTACCTGTGTCTTCAATATCAAAATCCATATTAAATGTTAAATCTAAAGTAGAGTCGACTCCAATTCTAGCAGGAAATTTAAAATAATTAAATTGTGTATCAACTGCTTCAATAAATGATTTATTAGTATATGTTTCGATCGCTGGCTCTATAATTAAATTTTGATTATTTTGAGAATTTTCTTCGAATAATAAATTACCAGCTGCATTTCTTTGATTGATAAATTTATTATTTGATTTAAATGTTAATCCTTTTTCAATATATTCTTGTTGTATGTTTGTATCTACAAATGGAGGAGCTTGATAAACTGCAACCGGTGGAGGCATCGGAGGAGTAATTGCTCCAGGTAAAAACATTGGTCCGGCATTGCTAGGAGTATTTGTTCCTGTTCTTCCTGCACCAGCTGGGCCGCTGGGAGGAGGAGTTGGAATTTGTATTGTTTGTGGAGAGACATTTGATGGTCCGGTAGTGTTAGGTACATTTGGTGGTGGCGGTGGTGGCGGTGGCGTAATAATTGGAAATAATACATCTTCATTAGAAATATCAGTATGAGTTTGAATTGTTCCTTTTGTAATAACACCATTCGAATGCGAATGCCATGGACCTACATAATCAGCTCCAGTTCCATCTAGATATTCACCGCCAGGAGTATAACCATTACCTGTTGGTTGAGGACCAGATCCGCCTGAATTAGCTGCATATGATCCGCCTTGAGACTGATTAGGATATAATTTTAATCGATGTATTAACATATTATCTTACTATTTTAAAATAGAAGTCATCTTCTATAAACTCATCATATATACCAGATGTAATTTTAAACATTAATCTATAATATCGTTCAGGCATTAATCCAGACATATCTAAATTTATAAAATTACTAGTTGAGTCACAACTAATTTTAGTATATGTATCATTAAATGGTATAACTACTTCTTCGGTTGCAGCATCTCTAATTGAATATAATGATCCTGATGGTAAATATTTAACAGCTGTTTCTGGAAATAAATTAGTTGGAGATTTTTGTGGATATCTATCTCTAACAAATATTCGAATTTTATTTACGCTTGTATCTAAATATTCTTTTTGTAAATCTGTATATATTTTATATGATTCAATATTAAATTGTTCTAATGATCCTGTTGCAAAAGAAGATTTATCAAATAACATTAATAATTTTGGAACATAAATTGTATGTGTTTCTCTACTAAAGAATCTTACATAACCATGTTTATTATCAGCTGCTTCAGTAGCATCAGAAAATTGAATTAAAAATCCATAATTTGGAACAGTAACACCATATGAACCAGATTGCCAGATTCTCACTGCAGATGTTACATCCATATATAAATCAGTATTTCTTGTACTAGCAGCTGTATCTAAATCTGTAATTTGTGAAAATGATTGTGAAAATACTAATTGTAATCCAGTATTTGGTGACTCTTCTAGATAACTTCCTCCTTCACCAATACCTTTAATATATAAATTACTTCCGTTAGCTATTTCTTGATTTTGTGATCCAGATGTCCAATTACTTCCAGATATAGGATAAGACCATGTACAGCCTTCTTCTATAATAGGATTTGAATTAACAAAACCTAATCCATTATCCCAATCATTTCCTAAAATTTTAGCTTCTACAGAATATGTTGATGGTAAATTAACTGCATGAGTTGTGTATAATTGCAAAAAGAATTTACAATCTTCGATATTAACACTATACTTTGATAATGCTGAATTAACTTGAGTTAAATCAAACTTTACTAGTGATCTAGATTTAGAATAAGATGTTCCACCTGTAGTATCACGTTTACCAATTTCTAGAATTTCATCTAGCCCAGTATTTAATGTTTTAGCAACTTCAAATATTGATGTGTCTTGGGATGGATATAATATTTTAAACATTTTTTATTTTCTATTAATTTGAGTATGTTACACTAGGTGCTCCAATTACTCCTGTTACGTGCCAATATGTTCCATCACATATCAAATCATATTGGTCTCCAGTAAAGCTTCTAGAAGCTGCTATTTCCATTTGAACAAAAGGTCCACTACTTCGGCTAAGTGCCGTAGTACTATTAACAGTAAGAATACTGAATAAGGCAGTTCGATCAGAACTCTCAACAAAGATTGTAACTGGTCTTGCTAATGTCGCTGGACTAGCAACATCATCACCCACTAGTCCAATTATAATTTTATACGCAGTACCAGGCGTTATAGTAGCTGGTCTAGGCAATTGAAATCCAATTCCATTTGAACCTTGATTACCATCATCTAGAACTGTTAATACATATGTAGAAGTTGAATCACCATTTACATTAAATGTTATGGTCGAATCATCCGAAACTTGGGAAGTAATTATTTTTGATTTATTCCCTGATATAGTACCATTGAAAACAGTATCTCCTGTAAACGTAAACGATCCGGATGGAGTTAAATTATACGCATGAGTACCTTTTAATGCATCAATCGATTGTGATACATGAGCAGCCTGAATTGTTCCTGAATTAGTTATTCCCGATGTTGATAATGTTAGTGCCATAATTTTATATAAATATTTTCATGTTAATATGTTGTTACTTTTCCTTTAATATCTTTTTTAGGAAATTTAAGTTCAAATATACTAGGATCCAAACTAGGATAAATAATACCTTGTCTTGTTGCAGTCTCTAAATCATAAACATTACCAGAATAATTTTGATTTGTATTATATAAATTGCTAAAGTTTAATCCTACAACGCTCTGAACACCATCTGTGTTAGCTAATGTATTCATTACTTCTGACTTTATTATAGGTTGATTGATTTGCCATTTATCTATTTCGAAATATTTTTGTAATGTGTCAATTGCATTTAGTAAAACTTCATTAGAATTATAATTTGGAAGAATTGTTATTTCAAAGTCAATTCCAAAATTAATAATAAATGCATCTTTAATATTAATAGCATCTGTTAAAATTCTATAGTAGTCTAAATATGTTTTTAAATTGTTTTTAATAGCAGTATTCAATGTTGTTAATTGTTTCAATTCATTATATCCCAATACATATAAATTCATTGCTAATGGATTAGGTATTCTTGTATCTTCTAAATCATTTTGTGTTATTTGATCGTCTGGTACTATATATGATTTTGCAACGCTTCCAAATTTTGCTGGCATTGAATATGATCTAACTATATAATCTTGTTTTGTTACCAATCTGTTTTGAGTTGCAAAAGTTGCAGCTGCATTATTTTTTATATCTTGTAATGAATCTGCAGACTTACCTCCACGAGCTGGGGTTTCATTATTTATGGTAACGCTGGATTTAACAAAATTCATCATTGATTGTGAAGCTGTTGAATTTGGATCGTCATTAAATTCAATAAAGTCAATTTTTTTAATTGTATTACTTTCAATATTGTCTGATATACCGTTTCCTATAGTATATGTAACAGTTAATGTAGTATTTGAAGGAGCTTCTCCATATGCTTTTGTGTATAAAAAATTAGAAGGATCTATATCTACATTTACATTTTTTCTTAGTTGTTGTAATCCATTTCCTACATTAGCGGGGTTTGGAATAATTTCTTCATCATTATTACTACTTACTCCTGCTCCGAATTGTAATTCTAGTTTTCCATCTGATCTTAATCTAGATATAAATCTTTTTGAAACTTTTTTCATTTTTAAAAGATATGGAGAAGAATCACGATATTGATATGTATCTGGGTCGTTTTCTTTTATATTTAATACTTCTTCAAATACAGTATCTTGAGCTAAATATGGAACTTCAGTCCATATATCTCCATCAGACTCTTTAATAGAAATTATTTCAATTATATTTGAATCTGGTAATACTATTTTATCATATTGTTTAGGAGATTCAAATGTAAACTTTTTTGATTTAATTGTTCCAGATACTGCTTGCGTTTGTTTTTTTAATAAATAATATATTGGTTCATTTGTAGTTGGATCAATTTCATATATTGTAACTTCCGTAGGACTTAAAGATGAAGATAAATTAAAATCAACAACATCTAAAGTTCTAAATTCTGCAGAGCCATTTTCTTGTTTAATACGCATACCTGGAGCTATTGATAATGCAAAATCATAATTTGGTTGATTAGATGCACCTGATCCTTTTGCTGGAATTAATTGAAATACATTTAAATTTACATGAGATGCTACAGAATTTAACGGTTTATATCCTAGCATATTAGCTAAATTAATAATATTTCCACGTTCTTGAGCTTGATTTAATATTGATTCTTTTAAATTGGTATCAGTATAAAATGATAATACATCGCCTACATATGCTGCTAATTCAACAAATAACATACCAGGAGATGATTCATTAAAATCAGTATATTGATTTGGAAAATATTGTTTAGTAAATTCTATTAAATTTTTTCTAAACTGATTAAAATCTTTATTTAAATATTTTACGTCTTTTACTACATCCATTTATAAATCCTTACGAGTCAATTGTTATAGTATTATCATTTTTTGATGATAACGTTAATGATTGTTCTGCTTCTATATTTGAAACACGATATGTTATTTTAACATTAATATATGTATTATTTGGAGAATTAAATATTATATTGATAGATTCAATATTAATATATGGCAACCATCTACTAACAGAATTTCTAATTTCTTCATCAATTGCAATTTTTAATTCATCGGTTTGTTGTTCAAATAAAAGATATTTTAATAATGTTCCAAATTCATTTAATTCATAACGTTCTCCACGACCAGTAAGTAATAAATTTTTAATATTGCTACTAGATTGTTCTAACGTAGTATAAGTAGAGTTGAAAATTCTACGTCCATTAAATGGAAATTTTATTCCTATAGCTATATTATTTTCTTCTAATATATTGTTATTTTCAAACCGGTATGCCATTGCCTTTTTTCTTATCAATTGCTTTCATTAAAGCTGAATAATCTCGAGTCATTGCTTTTGCAACAATAGGATCAACTTTCATTGTTTTTCCTGTTTCTGGATCATTTATAATAGAATTAGTTGTTTGTCTATTTAAATTAAATCCTTGTGCATCTTTAGAAGTCATTATAATATCTTCTGACATTAAAGAAGCATAATCAGCTGAAGATTTTGTTTCAGTTAATTTATTAGTTTCATTTAATATATCAGAAAATTTATTTTTTTTAAATTTTGGATTATTATTTGAAGTTGTTTTTTTAACTGGTATTTCAACTTTTTCTTGTTTTGTTTCTTGTAATTCATTAATTGTTGATTGTAATCCCGATTGTAATATTTCAGTTAATTCTTGTTTAATAACAGATCTAACTTCTTCATTTATAACTTTTTTTAGTACATTAATAAATTTTTCTTGTTTCATGATTATTTCTTTTTATTATAAATATTAAACATATAAATTTACGCCCATCCTGTATTTAATTTTGGTCCATAAACTTGATTTGAAGATATATCTACATAATAATCTCCTGATTTACCTAAATCATTATTCGGAGGTCCCGCTCCAGATAAAACTTTTGAAGGCGCTTCTTGTAAAGATGTTAATAAGTCACGTTGTTGATCAATTAATTCACGTATTGAATTTGCTCTGTCGTCTAAATCATCTATAGATACATTTTTTAATTGATAAAATTCACTATCTAATTGATCATTATAAAAATTATTATCTCGATTAAAATTATCAATTGAGTCTTTTACTTGTTGTGGTACTTTTAAAACATCATTATTAATATCTTCTGCTCCACTACATGCTTCTGCTAAACGATTAGCTACTTTTGTTAATTCTTGAACTGCTAAATCAATTCCAATATTTAATCTGGATGGAATTGTTTGTAATTGTTCTAAAGATTTTTTTGCATTTTCTATTGTCATTGTTTGTACCATACTTAAATCTGCTCCGGCAATAGCTTGTCCTACAACTGGTATTAAATATAAAGAAGATTTTACAGTTGTAGCAATATCAGCTAATGTTTTAAATAAATCAATCATTTCTTGAATTTTTGGTATTAGCTCTTGTAACTTTTTAATTAATTCCATTACATCTTCTAATGATTTTTTTAAATCTTGAATTCTAGGATCATCACATGCACAATTATCTTCTAGTTTTGTAGCTTCATCAACCAATGTTAATAATTTTTCAATAATTTTATTTAAAAAATCTACTATTGTATCAACTGCAAATGAAGTTATTCTAGGAGGTATTTCGGGTATTTTATTTAATGGAAATGTTACTGGCATAATTATAACTTTCTTTTATTTTTTCATGAAGTATTTTTTACTTGTTAATTTTGATAATTTTTGTCTAGCTTGAGATATTTTTCCTAACGCTGGAAGTGAATATATTCCTCCACTACCAAATGTTCCTCCTTCAATTTCATCCATTATTAAACCTAATATTGTTATTAATTCTTTTCCATGAACCATTGGTTCTGTAGCGCTTTCATCTCCTAATAATATTTCATTTGCATTTAAACTTATTCGATTTGAAGAATCTAGTATTATATTATTTGATTTTGAAGTTAATGTAATTCTATCTGCAGTTCCAATTAGTTGGGATTTATCATAATTTAAATATCCGCCAGATTTATTAGTATTTTTATTTAATTTTAATGTAGTTAATCGTTGGGTTGTTGTTAAATATAAAGAAGATACATCAGTATCTAAATTTTCAACCGTATATTTTCTTCCATATGGATCTTCTTCACTATTCGAAGTGTGACCAGACGTATTTGATAATATAATTATAGGATCAGAATTTAATTTATTCATAGAACCATTACCAGACCAATTTGGTAAAATAGAAGTTTGGGATATATCATTTGATATTGGAGAACTTCCTAAACGTATAGAATTTCCAAATCTTCCTTGAATTAAAGTATCACCAGCAAATGATTGTAATGGGTTAATTATTTTATCAGGTAATACATTATCTGTAACGTTTGATCCTTCGGTACTAGGTAAAACATTTTTATATATAGAAGATTGAATTGGTAATGTACATAAATAATACCATTGTAATTCTGTGTTTATTTGTCCACTATATTGATTAGGTCCATTAAATATTAAAATTATTTCGCCTACGGTTGGCGGAGTTTGCATATTAATAGAAGCAGGTCTTACTTGTACATCATGTTGAACTGTACTAGTATTATATATTTCTGCAGAAACAGAATATAAATTTTGTTGATTTTCGCCAGTGCGAATTTGTTCAACGTCAATTACTTCAGCTATTTCAAATACAACTCTAAATGAATTAGACATTATTTTCTCCTGATACTAAATCTTTAGCTTTCTGAATTTTTTCTTGTAATTCTTTATCTTCTGCATCTATTTTTTCTATTTCTTCGGTTAATTCATCTTCAAATTCTTTGGATGCCATACCTAATAATTCTTTCTTTTCAGATTCACTTAATAGTGATGATTCTCCAGATATAGTCTGAGTAGTTGAAATATAACGTTGAGTGATAGCAGTTAATTTAACTATATGATCATCATTTTTTACTGCTACGTCTAAATATTCTTTAATTAAAGGAACTATTATAGTAGCGTCAGATGCATTTCTTATTAAAGGTTGCAGTTGAGATATTAACTGATTTATTTGTCTATCTTTCTTTTTAGAATTATGATAAACATTTGACATTAAATCAGAAAAACTGACTCCTTTAAATAATTCTTCTTTAATATCCATTATACGATCCTTTTAAATATAAATATTAAAAGGGTAAATTCACGAATTCATTTTGTTCATATTCTTTGAATTTTGTTGTATATATTTGTTTTAAGACTTTAATTACCTTAGTAATATTATTAGTTTGAAGTCCTGTACGCTCACGTATAAATACATATAATGCTTTTTTATTATATTGCTCTATATTTTCACGATTTTCAAATAAATGTAATATTGAATCAGCTACGTGAATGTCAGACTGATTTGTAAATATTCTATTTATATTATCATAACAATATTCAACATACGCATTCATAAAATACTTTAAAAGTTCTTGCATTTCCATATTATGCATTTCTGTTGGAATATTTCTTTCTTCATCAACATCTATAGGTTCAGATTCTTTTTTTAACTTTGAATATCCTTTTTGATTTTCAGCAATTAAATAATTAAATGATGTTCTTGTATAATATGAATATGCTTTACCTGCGGCCGGATTAAATTTATCTAATCGCATTGTTAGATAAGTAACTAAATCAGTTTGTAGATCTTTGAAAGATGAATCGATATAATCACATTTCATCTTATTAATTAAATTTTCTGATAATTTCATAAAAGCAGGATAAATAAATCGCCTATATATTTTTTCTTTTAATATTTGATTATCATTAGAACGATTATACGCAGCAACAGAATATTCAGTTACTTTAGTCCAATATCTATTACTAGCTTTTTTCTTTCTCGGCATTAAATTCTTTCTCTAAGTTTGTTATTACTTGTTTTAATTGTTCAAACACAGTGCCAGTTTCGTCATCTTGTTCAAATGCTCCTTTACTGTCAATCTTAGTTAATTGTGTATATGATTCTTTTATTTGATTATACATATATTGAGAATAATCTTCCAACTCTTGTATATATTCTTCTTGATCAGCTAATTCTCCAGCTAATGAATATGCTCTATATATAAAATATACTGCAATTCCTGATATTAATATAAATAAAATTATAGTAATCATGATTCTCCAAATGTTTTAAATATATCTGTTATCGATTTATCAATATCTGGGTTTTGTTCTGCTAAATTTTTAATTGCTGTTTTTTTAGTAGATTTTGTTTTTGCACTAACAGGTTTAGGTGAGTTATTTTTATGAGATCTCCATCTTTCATATTCTATTTGTGATGCCATATGATCTGCATGATGTAACAATAAAGGTAAATTTGTTTTTAATTTAGCTTGTGCTGATCTTGCAATAAAATACGGTTTATTAGCATCATCATATATACCATCATGTATTCTAATAGCTTGATATTCATTCCACGACATTTGAACTTGATATTTTTGAAGTAAATATAGTGAAAGATCTGGAACCATTGTAAATGGAATATTTTCATTATGTTTATACATTCTTCCCATATTCTTTCTATGCCAATCAGAAGTTTCTACTTGATATACTTCTCTTCCTTTTCCTGGAAATCCGCATTTACCTAAATCGTGATGCATGGCAGCAAACATCATTTCATTATATTCATATCCAGACATATCAGACCCCATACTTTCCCAAGAATTATATAATTTTTCTACACAATCCATAACTCTAAGTACGTGATCAATATATCCCCCAGCAAATGCATTATGATAATGAGCGACTGAAGAAGCAGGCATCATTACGATTCGCTCTTCATAATCATCATATAATTTATTTAATTTTTCTGCTCTATCTGGAAATAACGTATTAACTCTATTTCTATATTCATCCCAGTTCGATTTAATTTTTTCAGCTTCTAACATAACTTTTTATTTATTATAATAAATTATTTGGAATATTCCAATATACCTTCTGCCATTTTAAATGTACAGAAAGAACAGACAACTGACAAAGATGTTTTTGCAACTTCTACCATATTGGTACAATTTTCACATCTACATTGTAACATTTTTGTTGATTTTTCTTTTTTCATGATATAACATTTGTTTTTCCTGGTGTAGGAGGGGTGTTTTTATTTTCTTCTTCGTAATGTAATCCTTCATTGCCATTTTGACCGATAATATTCATTCGCCTGTCAGCTTCTACTTCAAGATAATCTTCGGTATCAGAATAAGGAACTGCAGCTGCATCCGATGGATGTGGTGGCCTAAATGCATCTAGATTACTATTTTTTATAACTTTTTCTCCGTATATATTTTCTTTTATATTTGGTTTAATTATTTCAAAAGCTCTATTTGCAGCAATTAATAAAACTACAGCTAATGGATCAAATACAAATATAAAAATTAATATAAACCAATTTACTACTTGATTCATAGGACGATCTAATAATTCTGATACATATTTTAACGGACCTATTTCATTAGCAACTTCTGAATTTGATTGTAAATCTAAAACTTTTAGATCTAGTTTTGTTATTGAATCTGTTAATGATTCTATTTTTAAAGATACCTTATTTCTTTGTGTTTTAAAATCATTTAATTGAGTTTGTAATACTTTTCTAGTTTTACTTGAAGTAGATGTAATAATTTGACCAGTTTCTTTATCTCTCCATTGAACTTTATTATTTGAAAGCCCCTTTGTTAATTCAGT